CCTACACCCAGCCCGCGACGGGCACGGCCAACACGGCGGTGTGCGGCCAGGACTGCGCGCTGCTGATCAAGAACGGGTCGGGCTCGCCGATCACGGTGACGCTCGTGGTGCCGCCCGTCAAAACCTTCGACGGGCTGGTGCTGCCGAACCGGACGTTTTCGGTGGCGGCGGGCGCCGACGCGATCATCCCGCTGATCGACGCCGACTACACCGACCCGGCCACCGGGCTGTGCACGTGGGGCGTGTCGGCCAACACCACGGTCGTCGCGGCCGAGATCACCACGTCTAGCTGAGGGAGGCCGTCATGGGCACGCCACTGGAACCGGGGTGGGTGCGGATCATCCACGAGGAGACCGGCGGGATCACCGAGGTGCACCGCGACGGGCTCCAGGCGTACTACCAGAGCGGCTGGGCGCTGCTCACGGCGGACAACGCGCCGCCGGCGCAGGAGGCGCCGCCGGAGCCTGCGCCGGCGAGCGAGGCGCAGGTCGCCGACAAGCGGGCCGCGCGGGCCAAAAAGGCCGCAGCGGCGGAGGACGACAACAAGCCGGCCGAGCAGGCTGGGAAGGAGTGAGGGCAGATGGCGCCTCCACCGCTGAACGTCACGTCGCGGTACCTGCCAGAAGGCACCCGCAAGGTGTATTGGGTGCCGACGATCGCGGTTCAGGCGAGCCCGACGCGGGCGGAACTGAACGCGGGCATCGACCTGAGCGCGGAGATCTTCGATGTCACCGGGTTCTCGGTCACCTCCAACTCCATCGAGGTGCCGGACTTGTCGTCCCGGTTCACCGCGAAGATCCCCGGCCTGATCGTCGCCGATGACAGCGCGCTGGTGATCTACGCCTCGCAGAACTCCAACGACGTGCGGACGGTGCTGCCGCGTGACACGGCGGGGTTTGTGGCGATGCTGTGGGAGGGCGATGTCGCGGGGCAGAAGATGGACATTTTCCCCGTCAAGATCGCGGCCACGTCGATCCTGACCCCGATCGGGGACCCGGCGCGGATCAACGTGGCGATCACGATCACCAAGGTGCCGTCGCAGAACGTCGTCATCCCGCCGTGATCACTGGCTTGCCCGCCTGACACCCGGAGACCGGCGCCGGGGGTGTGGCCCCGTGCCCTAACGGGGCGCGCGTGTCCCAGCGAGGAGGAGCTATGGCACTGCTGTCACGGGAGCAGATTTTCGCGGCCGAGGACCGGCCGGTGGAGGAGGTCGAGGTCCCCCAGTGGGGGGGCTCGGTGCGGGTGCGCGGCCTGGACGGGCGCGGCCGGGATGAGTATTTCGCGTCGATGACGACGATCCGCCGCCCCGGTGACCGGCCGACGATGGACACCGCCAACGCCACGGCCAAGCTGGTCGCCCGGTGCATCGTCGGCGACGGCAACGAGCCGATGTTCACCCAGTCCGATGTGCACGCGCTGGGGGAAAAGTCCGGCGTCGCGCTGGACAAGGTGTTCACCGTCGCGCAACGGCTGTCGGGGCTGAGCGAGGAGGACATGGCCGAACTGGGAAAAGCCTCCGAGAGCACCCCGAACGGGCGTTCTACTTCCGGCTCGCCCGCGACCTCGGGTGCACGGTCGAAACCCTCCTCGCCGTGATCTCCTCCCGCGAACTGGGGGAGTGGATCAAGTTCTACGAACTGGAGGAGGAGCAGGGCGCGGGGGCGCGGGCCGAGGGCCGCAGCGGGCGGCGGAACCTGAGGGGGCTGTCCAGTGCCGGCTGACTACATCACCGGGCCGGGGCCGGCCGAACTCAAGGCGCTGGCGCTTAAGCTGCGGGCGCAGTCCGACGGCAAGGCCAAGAAGATGCTGCGGGACCGGCTGAAAGAGGCCGCCCGGCCGGTGGCCGACGACGTGCGCGCCTCGGCGCTGGCGATGCCCGCCCGCAAATACCCCGACCGGGGGCTGCGGGCGGAGATCGCCGCGACGGTGAGCGTGTCGGTGGCGATCACCCGCACGGGGGTGCGGATGAACGTGATCTCCTCGGGCCGCAAGATGCCCGAGGGCAAGCGGAACCTCAACGCCTACACCGACCGGCCGCAGGGCTGGTCGCACCCGGTGTTCGCGCAGGGGCCGAGGTTCCACATGGGCCGTTCGCACGCCCGCCGGTACGCGCACCGGCCCCGGTTCCTGGTGCCGATGGTGCACATCGGGAACTGGACGTGGGTGAAGCAGGTCGAGGCGCCGCGCTGGTTCGAGCGGGGCGCGTCCGGCGCCGCCGCCGACGCCAACGAGGCGGGACGGCGGGCGCTGGAGGACATCAAGCGGGATCTGGAATAGGAGGCGGCCGTGAGCGACATGCTGGCGCTGCGGCTGGAGTCGCTGGCCGCTGACTGGCAGGTGCGCCGGTTCAACCCGAACCACGCCCCGCCGGGCGCAGGCGGCGGCCAGTTCACCTCCGGCCCGCAAGGCGGCGCGCAGGCGGCCAAGCAGCAAAAGCCGCAGCGGGCGGCGAACGCCCGCGCCGCGCGGGCCAAGGGGAACCTGCTCAAACGGGCGCGGGCCGACGACGCCGAGGCCGGCAAGCTGGAGGGCCAGCTAAAGGGGCTGCGCGCCCAGCAGGCGCAAGCGCTCGCGGCGGCGGGCCGGCACCGCACGGCCAAGGCGCACCACGCCAAGCAGCACAAGGCGGCCCGCCAGCACCACATCAAGGCCCACCACGCCAAGGCGGTGGCGCATCACACCTCGGCGGCGGCGACGGCGGCGGCCACGGCGGCTGCGCTGGGCGGGCAGATCGCGGGGCTGGTGAAGCGGATCGACTCGCTGCGGGCACAAGCCAAGGCGCTGCGGGCGCAGGCCGCCAAGCTGTAGCCCGCGCGGCCCCACACGGCCACTTGACACGATCGTCCGCCCCTGGCGGCCCGTGAGATCCCCCTGCCGGGCGCGGGCCTCCAGGGGCTTTCTAGCGTCCCCCCAGAGGCGACGCAGGAGGGAGGCGGCACCGCCGTGGCTACCACCCTCAGTTTCATCCTGCTGGGCAACGCGACCAGCCTGGAACGGGCGTTCGGCGACGCCACCCGCTCGGCCGACCAGACCTCGCGGGCGATCGACCGGAACAACTCGGCGATGCGCCGCCACCGGACCGAGTCCGACAAGACGGCCCAGCACGTGAGCACGCTGTCGGGGATCATCTCCGGGTTTGGTGACGTTTCCACCGCCGCGTCCAAAAAGCACAACATGCTCGCGCGGGCCATCGCGGGCCTGTCGCTGGCCACCGGGCCGGCGGAGTTCGCCATCTCGGCGCTGGTCGGCACGGTCGGGTCGCTGGCCGCCGGGCTGACGGCCGCCGGGCTCGGCGTCGCCGCGTACGGCGCGGCGTTCTTGCCGATCATGTCGCAGACGACGGCGCTGATGAAAAAGCAGGCCGCCGCCGCGTCCGGCGGGACGGCGGCGGTGAAGGCGTATGACAAGGCGCTGGCGGCCTCGCCGCCGGCGATCCGGGCGTTCGCCAAGGAACTGCAAGGGGTGGACAAGCAGTGGAAGGCGTGGTCGATCTCGCTGGCTAAGCCGGTGCTGGCGCCGGTCAACGCGGCGCTCAAGCTGGTCGGGCCGCTGCTCAAGCTGATGACGCCGTTCGTGAAGCAGGCCAGCGCCGGGTTCACCGAGCTAGTGCGGCAGATGGGGACCGGCATCCGCTCCACCGGGTTCAAGGAGTGGCTGCAAGCGATGCTGCCGCTGGTGCAGCCGGTGATCATTCAGCTTGGCGTAGCCATCGGGCACATCGTGACCGGGTTCGGCGGCATCGTCAAGGCGTTCGCCCCGTTCGCCACCGGGGTGCTGACGGGGCTGGACAACATCACCGGCCGGTTCGCGGCGTGGAGCCGCGACCTGAGCCGGCACAGCGGGTTCCAGAAGATGCTGGATCAGTGGATCAACGACTGGCCGCTGATGAAACAGGCGCTTGAGTCCCTGGTGAAGATCGTTTTCAACATCGCCAAGGGCTGGGCGTCGATGACGGTCGGCGGCAACTCCAAGCTGATGTGGGAGATTGCCAACCCGCTGCTGGCGCTGGCGTCATCGAAGTACCTGACGGGCAACCAGGGGCTTGTGGCGCTGTTCACCTACATCTACCTGATCTCCAAGGCGGCCGGCCCGCTCAAGAAGGTCTTTGACGGGCTCAAGTCCGGGTGGGGGACGATCCAGAACGTCCTGTACATGCTGACCGGCGGCAAGTTCGGCAAGTCGATGCAGACCCCGGCGGACACGATGCTGCTGGCGTCGCGGAACATGCAGAAGGCGGCCGACACGATGGCCGGCGCGTCCGGGCTGGGCGCGGCGGCCA